ATGATGTAGAAGGGTTAAGTAAAGAAATTGCTAAAAATGTAGGTTCCACAGCAGATTTTGCTAAAATGAACAGAATAGAGCAAGAAGCTATTGCTAAATCTGTAGGACTGTCTCGCGATTCCTTAGGTGAAATGCTTTATCAACAAGAAGCTTTATCTAAACTTGGTGCTAAACAAGGTGAAGATGCCCAAGCAGCCTTTAACAGAACTGTTAAAGAAAAGGGCATGAAAGAAGCTATGAGGCAATTAGGAGATGCTCAATTAAAAGATCAACTCCAAGCTAATAATGTTCAAGAAAGGTTTACGGCAGCTATGCAAAAATTACAAACATTATTTTTAAATTTAGCAGAACCTTTAATGCCTGTAGTTGATGCCTTTGTTAGTATATTAGGAACTGTTAGTTCTGTGGTAGCTAGATTTACTCCATTATTAGGATTTTTAGTTAAAGCTTACGCATTAGTAAAAGGGATAGGTCTTGCATTTAAAGGTATCCAAATGACCAGAGCTGCTATTTTCTCATTAGGTAAACAACAACTCGCAACGGATATAGCTTCAAAAAACACAACCGCATTACAAAATACATATTTAAAAGTAAAAGAAGCATTTACTAATAGAGGTTATGTAGCTGCTAAAGCAGCATATATTTTAGAAAAAATAGGCTTAATTAATGCCAAACAACTATCTTATTGGAAAGGTAGAGAAACTTTCTTCAGTAAAGCCAAAAATAGAAATTTAGCGATAGCAAGAGTGCATGAAAAGGCAAGTTTACTTTCTAGTATTAAGAAAAATATACAAGATAAAATAGGAGTTGCTACTGCCCGAGTAAGATCAGCTACTGAAAAAGGAACTTTAGGTACTTATTTAGCTCAAGGAGTAGCTAAAGTTTTTAACAATTTAAAAGATAGAATTGCATTAGGGATAGGAGTTGCAAGAGGAGTAGCTGAAACAACTATATTAGGATCAATGATAGCTCAAGGAGCTGCAACATTGGTACAGATAGCTAGACAAGGAATATTATTAGCTGTTACTGCAGCAAAAGCAGTTGCTGAATTTGCAGCTGCAACCGCTGCAACTTTAGGTATTGGTACAGGTCCCTTAATTGCTTTAGCAGCAGTTGCTGCCGCTACAGTTGGGGGTATTATATTTGCTTTAGCTGATGATGCTAAATTTGAACCTAAAGCTCCAGGATATGGGAAGAGGGAATTACATGATGAAGGAAAAATAACATTATTCAATGACAAAGATACTATAGTAGCAGGTACAGATTTAGATAAAAGATCTAAAAACCCACGAGCAGCCCAACCCTCTACTCAGTTTAATCAATCTTTAGACTATGAAAAATTAGCAATGACTCTTGGAGGTGTTATTAATAATAAACAAGTTACTCTTTCATACTCTGATTTTGCTCAAAAAACACGTCCAGTTTTCAGCTAATTCAATATTTATATATAAACAAAACAAATTAACAATTATGGGAATATTAGATAAATTACTAAACCAAGGTTCAGAATTAAGTAATTTGGATGGAGCAACAGCTTCTATACCAAACTTTTCAGATTCAAAATTTATAAATGGAGATGAAACATTAGACCAAACCAACCTTAACTTATCTCTAAATCCAGGAAGTTCAGCATTAGATTTAGACGGTGAAACACCATCTAAGTATGTAAACAATTTACCTGAATAAAAAATAAATGGCAATCATAGGTCTTAAAGATAGGGAAACTCTACTTAAGTCCCTCCGTTTTGGCAATGATGTTAAAGGTGGGGGTGATAGTGGACAACCCTTTATTAAATCTGATTTAGGGGATGAAGGTGGAGTTGGTTCTGACTTTATTAATGGTCTTACAAAAAATTCCTATGGAGATTTTCCAGTTAGAGGTAGTACAGCAGCCATTATTAAAACGGCAGAAGATGCAATTAGAATTGGTAAATTTACTACTACTTTTCCACAAGGATTACTTTTTATCCAAAAACAAATTGGATTAAATGCATCAAACCCTTTAATCCAAACAGGAGAGCAAGGTAGTTTAAGAAATACTCAACAATATAATGTAGGTAATCTTTTAAGACAAGTAGCCGTTCAAGGAAGTGGAGTACATTTACCTCAAGCAGGTATAGGTGTAAACGAGTTACTAAATCCACGAAACAAATATGCCTATATAGTATCACATGAAGAGAAGGATGAAAATAGACTTCTTAATCTAAAATATATTACGGATAGTACTATATTAAACCAAGAAGATCATAATTCTTTCTCAACTTCTCCTACAGCTCAAAATTCAAGAAAATTTTTAGGACTTGCTGATGGGGCAAACAGCAGATCAGGGTTAATGTTTAACTATTTTGGTGGTCCTGGTTCAGTATATGGTTTAGGAAATACTCTTATATCATACTCAACAACTAATAATGGAGCTCCTCTAAATACTTTTTCTTCACCTAAATTTATAGGTCCTTATAAAAATGAGGATAATACACAGGGTACACCTGATATTTACAGAAATAATCCTACTTTTAAAAGAAAATATGATGTACTCAGGGCTAATGGTCTTGATTTACAAACTATAATTAATCCTCTTGCAGAATCAAACCCTATTAACATTAAAGAAGTATCTTTAAAAACTAATGCTAATATATTAGTTCAGGATGCTCCTAAGTATATAGGTAGTTTTGTAACATCCGGGGGGAAACAAGGTGTTCCTTTAATTGATTCAAGGGTAGCCATCTCTAACTATATAGGGTGGAATAACCAAATTGTAGATATAAAAAAAGCTATTGCAGCTGCAGAAAAAAAAGAGCTTCAAAAAATACCTATATATAATGAACCTTTTTCAATTGTTCAACAAGGTAATTTAGGTAGAGCTTCAATTATTCCTTCCTCTTCTAAATCTCCTTGGGTTGATAATGAACAAACTGTAACAGGGGATATTAATTATGATGGAAAGTTAGATGTTACAAGAAGACAAGGATTTAATAGAAATTTCTTTTCTAATGCTATGACTTATGATAGTTTAGTTAGTCAAACTCCAAAACGACCTTCTCCTAATTTAGAAGGTAACATACCTGTAGCAATAACCCCAGGATCAGATTACTCTACAAGAAAACTAAAAGGGAATTTATCAAATACAGACTATTATGCTATAGAAAATAGAATTAAAGCCCCGGGTGTGGGTAAATCAGATGGGATAAATATGATGTCTTTATATTCTGATACTTCAAACCCCTTTGTAGACCAAACAAGTGTATACAAAAATTCAGCAAGGGATTTAATTAAATTTGGATTTGAAGCTATATGTAATGATTGTCCTGATACTACTAAAGTACATTTTAGATCATACATAACAGCATTTGCAGATAACCATACAGCTCAATGGGAAGGGACTAAATATGCAGGTAGAGGAGAAAACTTTTATACATATCAAGGACATGATAGAAGTGTAAATGTAAGTTTTTTAATTGCTGCTACTTCAAAAGATGAAATGAAACCTTTATGGCAAAAATTAAACTTTTTAGTATCTACTTTATATTCTGATTATAGTAGAGATGGGTATATGAGAGGAAATTTAATTAGGTTTACTCTAGGTGAATATTTTTATAGAACCCCAGGAATATTAACTAATATAGATATTAATATTGAAAATGAGTACCCATGGGAAATTAAAATGAGATCTACTGAAGGAGTTTCAGGTGATAAACAGATGGAATTACCTATGATATGTAGCATTAGTTTTGGTTTTATTCCTATATTAGATAAATTACCAGAAAGAGGAACTAAAACACCACTTGTTATAACTGATAAAACAACGGGTATTCAAAGTTATCTTAATGATAAGAATTTAGTAGAAGAATGTCTACCTCAAAAAGCCTCACAACCAAAAGAAGAAGAACCTGAAACACCCCCACCAACAGAACCAACAGGTTCAGTTTCTGATTTTGTTTTGAAAAACTTTCAACCACCTGAAATAGTACAAGATACAACTGATAAAAACCAATATGTAAAAGATATTTCAAAAATATTAAATAATAATACCAACCCATTAGATCGATCAGACCTCGAAAAGAAATTTTCCGAATGGAACAATAGTCAACAAAATGACCCAGATCTCCTTGAAAACATAAACAATCAAATCGAAACAGAAACTATAAATAACCAAGAAGTTCCAATTACAAGAACTTATTTTATTGATGGTGTTGAAGTTAACAAAGCTGCTTTTGATGTTTATAACGAAGCACAAACGACTTTAAAAATTAATGAAAAAATGAGACAAAGAGCGAGAGATAATTTTGGAAAAAGTGGAGGATACAGAAATTAACATTTATGGCAAGTAGATATAATTACATACAAACTACAAGATATGATAAAATCCCAGCTTTTTATCAACAAATTTACCCTTCTGTTGTCTTAGCAAGTAATGATTATTATATTGAGGTAGGTTATAATGATAGGTTAGATTTGATAGCAAACGATTTTTATGGTGATTCTACTTTATGGTGGGTAATAGCTATGGCTAATAATTTACCTGGAGATTCTTTATTTGCCCCAGTTGGGTTTGAGTTAAGAATTCCCGCTGATTTAAGTGTAGCCTTAGAAGAATACTCGGATAAAAATAATTCAAGGTAATTATGGGAAAAAGTTATACAAATATAGCTGGTGGAGAGTTTAAACCATGGGTTGATAAACAAATAAACCTTCGACAAGCTAAATTATCTCAAAAAGAAAGGGATACTAATACTTTACAATTTAGTACAAACAGAAATTCTTGGTATAGAGTTACTTCTATGTCTAAAATTATTGATGGTAATCCTTTAATTGCAAAATATGGAGATCGTATTAAAGGTGGTAATTTAGCTAATGATTTTGTATTACAAGGAGGAGTAATAAAAAAAACCGCAGATAAAGGTGCTATTTTAAGATATGGTTTAGGAAAGGCAGATTTAAATGGAAATGGATCATATGGAGGTTTAGATATAGACGAACTAGGATATAAACCTATGCCAGGTATTACTAATCTTGAAATAGGAACTGGAGGTAAATTAGGGGTACTACAAGAAATAAAAATTGATTTTAAATGTCATAATTTAGCTCAATTAGAAATTATAGAAATTCTATATATGAAGTTAGGTTTTTCTGTATTTGTAGAATTTGGACATACTAATTATTTTACAAATGATGGAAAACATGTAAATAGTCCCCTACCCTTTAATCCTTGGAAATATGAAAAGAAAGAGGATTTATTAAAAGCAACCCAAAACAAAAGAGTATCAGAAAGTGGAAATTGGGGGGGTTTATTAGGAACTGTTAAAAACTTTTCTTGGGAAATAAATACTGATGGAAGTTATGATTGTAAAATTGAAGTAGTAGGTGCTGGAGATATTTTAGAATCTTTAAGAACCAACCAAAACTCAGAAAAAGCATCCGGTATTTCTCAAGAAGAAGCTGTATCTGATCAAGAGGATAATACAGTAAATGAGGATGCTACAGACACAGGTGGGTTTGGAAGTGATCAAACTAACTTTCTTCCTTCTGTAGTTGCTAATAGGTTTTCTTCTATTTTTGAAAATATAATATATTCCCTTTATGAATTTGGGATATCAAATTATGAAGATCAAAATTTTAGTGCAGGAGATGTCCCCCCACCTAATTTTATTACTACAAAGGGTACTAAAGATGAAAACAAAGCCTATGTTAAATTACTAAATAAATGTTTTGGGAATAGCCCTTATTCTGGTCTTAAATTTACTAATAAGGGTGAGGTTAAATCTCCTTCTAAAGAAGAAGATATTAATGGTTATTTTGCTTCTAGAGGAAACTCATATCAAGTTATGAGACACCATTTGGATGGGGAAGAGGCAGTAGAACCTCCAGTTGTCTCATCTAAACTTTTTACTTTATTTACAGGAGCCTTTAACCCAAATGGAGAGGATGCTAGACAGATTGATGCAAATGATGATAATGATGATGAAGGTAAACCAATGGTTTTTATTACATTAGGGCATTTATTAGCTATAATGAACCATCATTGTAATATATTTTATGGTAAAGACAAAAAATCAGCAACCCCTTATATAAAAATTGATTATCATCAAGACTATACCTTTGGTAGTACTAATATCACCCAATTTTCATGTGATCCTTCAGTTTGTTTAATCCCATTTAGAGATAAAGGAGGGTTAGTAGGAGCAGCTGTAGGTACCCAAATAAATTCTAGCTTTAAGGAAGGTGGAACTCTTTCTGATGCGGCTGTTATAGGAGAAATACAAGCTGAAGGAAGTTTTTGGAATTTAATCTATAATTCTGCTCAAACATTTAATCCAACCTCTGGTGCTGCTCAAGCTGCACTCTTCAACCGATTTACTGATTGGTTGGGGGGAGATTCAAATTCTGGAAAGGTAAAAAAAGTAGTTAATGATGCCAAAGCTTTAAAAAATGTAGTAGCTGAAGAAGAAGATGATGCCAATAAAGTAACAGCAGTATTAAATGATCAATCTCCTTATTATGATTCAGAAAATCCTAATAGAGGTAAATTAATGGAGATTTTAGTAAATTGTAATTTTATTACATCTACACTTGCTAAACTACAATCTCCGGATACAAATCAAGTTTCTACCGCTCAATTATTAGATGAAATTTTAAAAGGAATTTCTAAATCTATAGGAGGTGCGAATGATTTTAGACTATACCCAGACGATGAAACTAATGTTTTGAGAATATTAGATGATAAAATTAATGATCCTTCAAAAACAAAATACACAGAATTAAAAATATTTGGTTTGGGGAATACTGTATATGATTATGGTTTTTCTTCAAAAATCTCAAATGATTTAGCTACTCAAATAGTTGTATCTGCTCAAGCAAACCCCGAGGGAATAAATGCTGATGATTATGCTTTTTCTCATTTAAATAGAGGAATTGTAGATAGATTAGCACCTGTAAAAATGACAACAGATATTGATCCAGATGGAAATTCTTCTAACAAAGCAGACTCTGGGGGGAATAGCCCTTTAACTATGTTAACACACCATTTAGCCAACATTTACTGCGGAATGCAATATAATGCTAATGATGTTAATGCTTCTATTAATGTAGGACTTAAATTTGTTAACCAACTCAATGCTAAGGATCCAGTAAAAAGAGGACAAACTTTAATTCCCTTAGAATTTTCCCTTACTATGGATGGAATAACAGGATTAATACCCCATTCAGCTTTTATTATTGATAAAAACAGACTACCAGATAGTTACAGAATTCAATCAGGTTCAACAAAAGGAAATGCTAGAATAGCTTTTATATTACATAGTATTACTCATAATTTTAATAGTAATAAGTGGAATACTACTATTAAAGGTCAAACTTTAAATATAGATTTTGAAGGAAAAGATGCTGAATCAAATTCATTTCAAGATCAACAAAACAAAATAGATAAAAATACACCAAAAGCTAAAACTCCTCCTCAAACCTCCTCCAATGGAGAGACAGATGATGGGGAAAATGTAGCAAGTGTTACTCTTGATAAAAAAGAAGCTCCCCTTGTAGAAAATTGTGTGTATCCTGAAATTTCTCCAAGTGATTTAAATGAAGAATTTTATGAAAAAATAATTTATGGTGTTATTGCCCATGCACCTAGCGTGTTTGGGGGAACAGGTAAAGCCTTTAATGATTTTACTTCACTAGATGGTGGTACTATAGGAATTGCTCACTATGCTAGAGGAGGATTAGCTGATTTTTTAGAATATATGATAGACAAATATGGGTATAGTACATTCTTTAGTAGAGGTAGTAAAAGTGAAGTTATAAAGATAGCTAAAAATGGTGTAAAGCATAGAGATATTCAAAAAAATGGAGCAACTCCATATGGGGTTTACTATGTTAGTTGGGTAAAAGAAGGTATAGAAAAAATAGTAGGTAATAGCAAGTATGATACAGATCAATTTAATTTCCTTAAGCAAAAGAGGTTAAGAGCTATAAAAGCAGTATATAATAAATTAGGTAATAAAGGTTGGAATACAGAAAGAGCATTTGCTATAGTAGGAGCCATAGCAAATAGTTATGGTGGTGGTTTTTATAAAAAGAGTTGGATGCAAAAGTATTTATCTAAAGGTCCTGATTATACAGCATATTATTACCAATATAAATTTGGCCAAAATGATTTTTCAAACCATAAATCAACCAGAATTAAAATTATTAACCAAATGTTCCCGTGCGATGGAAAATCTGCAATTACAGGAGCACAAGTAAAAGCAGGAACTCCTTTAAGAACAAGAAAAGTAAAACACGTACCAAGATAAAATGTCAGTATATTATCCAAAAAATAAAGTAAAAACAAACCTCCAAACAACTGGAGGGGATCTTGTTGACGTAAATGGAAATTCTTATAGAGGAGACTACTATGAGTTATTTGACGGTTCTTGTAGAGTAGGAAAATTTCCACTAAGTAAAGATGATATAAAGTTATATAGGGTTAGTACAAACACTTCAACATCAAATTTATCTACTAGTAATTCTATATATGTTAAATCTGTTAAGTCAAAAAACAGTATAGGTACTATTAATAATGGAGAAACACCCCCATATTTTCTTCCTTCACCTACTGAAAAAGATTATAAAAGGGGTGCTTTTAAAAGATATTTTTGTCGCAAAGCTAGTTCTAAAAATTCTACTATTATAGAAATTAGTAAAGATACATATGATATTTTAAATAATAAAAAGGGAACATATAATCATGTTTTATATACTCCCTTTAAAATATTTTGGAAAATTTCTGGGCCTTTATATGATGATAATACTTTAATATCACTTCCTATAGCAGGTATTATTACTACTAATCAAAAAATTGTAAATAATATAAATAAAAACTACTCAGGAATAAAAAGTTATTTAAAAGATTTAGCTCAATTTGCTCAACCACAAAAAATAGACGTATTAATAAACCAGTATACTGATGTGGGTTTACTTAAATTCCAAAACAATAACCTAGACTTCTCAGGGTATTATCATGTTATGGGAGATGGTACTATAATGGATGGTCCTAACCATAAGGCAAGTAAAAATAAAATACTGATAGCTATTAATGATTTTAATAGACAAAAAATTGAACAACAAGTAAATTCAATAATTTCCAAAATAAGCTTGGATCCCCGAGAAAGGAAGCGTATATTCACCCCAGATAAGAAATCCCCAAATGGGGGTCCTGGAAGTTTAAATATGACTTCTGGGGGATATTAGATTTTAGGGTAAAAAGGTTATGTATTATATTGTAGAGACTGAAGAACAGTTAAATAGGTTATATTGTGGAGGTAAAGAATGTTACCTTAATATTATTCCCTTAAATGACCAATACCATTATTCTCTTAATTCCCCAAGTTTAATATATTTTAAAACTTTAGATTGTAAAGGATATATTTTTCCTATAAACCATTCAGAAGCTTATCATTTAGATTTTAATAAAGTAATAGAATGGGTAGATAGTAAATATGATGTTATTTACACTATAAATAAAAAAGAGTGTTTATACTTTTTTGATAATAAAAAATTAATGGATATTAGTTATAAAGGTTCTGAATATGGTTCTAGATTAAAGGATAAGATGTATGATTTATATTCTACAAAACCTTATATTAATCAGTTAATCCCAATTGGGCATCATTATAATGAACAAAACCAAATATTTAAAGATATTGAAGATCAAATAATCCTTCATACAGATTATAAAACACCCCATAATGAATTTTATTCTAATAAATTCCCTCAAGTATTTAAATCAATAGAAGAACAAGGTTTAAAAGTTAATCCTAAATTATTTGATAAACATTTTGACTATAACCATAAAGAATGGTTTTTAAAAGATGATGTAGTATACACTAAATATAATTTATATAATTTAACTACAAGACCTACAAATTCATTTAATAATATAAACTTTGCGGCATTAAACAAAAAAGATGGGTCTCGTTCTGCATTTATTCCCAAAAATGATTACTTTTTTGAATTTGATTATGATTCATATCATGTAAGAATTGTCGCTAAATTGATAGACTATCCTTTAAGTAGAGACTCCGTACATACACAATTGGGGATGCAGTATTTCGGCGTTGATTCGCTGACTTCTGACCAATATCAACAATCTAAAGAATTAACTTTTAAACAATTATATGGAGGAGTATTTAAAGAATATCAAAATCTCCCATTTTTTAAATCCATGACTGAATATGTAAATTCTTTATGGGATAAATTTAACACTACAGAAAAATTAGAACTAATTGGGGGAAAAGTTTTAGAAAAACACCAAATTCAAAAACCTACTCCAAATAAAATATTAAACTACCTGATTCAATCAGCCGAAACATATTATAATGTTAAAGCGGTTGACAAATTAATTAATTATTTAAAAACAAAACAAAGTAAAGTAGTACTTTATACTTATGATTCATTTTTAGTAGATTTTTCTTCTAAAGATGGAAAACAAATCCTCCCCGAAATAAAAGAAATTTTAGAAAGTGAAGGTTTTGTTATAAAGGTAGCATATGGAAAAGACTATGATTCTTTAAAAGAAATTTAATATTTATTATGGAATATAATCAACACAACATAAATTTTGACGATTTGGCAAATAAGTTATTTTGTACATTTACAGTAGAGCAGGGATTAGACGATACCCTAGAAGAAATATCCTCAAAGTATCAGATACTTTTTAATAAGATATTCGTTTTATATATACAATCAACAAATGAATATGTATGTACTTATAACGTTGACTCTTTTAATGTAACTGATTATATCTTACCCTCAACTATATTACTACATAGAAAAAAAGAATCCAACACTTTATACACTATTAATGCTTTAAATAACTTAATTCAAAGCTTAAATGGTGGTGTGTTAGACACGTCATTTAGAATTAATTGGCAAGATTACAGGAATTGTATTTTATTAACTAATGGGGGCGACTTCAAAAGGTTAAACACAAAAATACATACAATTGTCAATCTCTAAAGAAAAACTTGGCTACCGCAAGTATGTTTCGTATATTTAAATAAGTTTCAATAATAAAAATTAGTTATAATATGAATTTAGATTTAATCTCAAGCAAGTTAGAACAACTTCAGACCAAACCAGGTCAAAACAACCAACAAAAATTTGACAGAAGTCAGTATTTTTGGAAAGCCCCACAAGGGAAGTCTCAAATCCGATTTGTTCCTTTTAAGGAAAACAAAGAAAATCCGTTTTCGGAATTATATTTTCACTACGGAATTGGGAATCGTACAATGATTTCACCTATTAATTATGGTGAAAAAGATCCAATTGTTGAATTTTCTAAAGAACTTAGAAAAACATCAGAACCTGAAAATTGGCGACTAGCCAAAAAATTAGAACCTAAAATGAGAGTTTTTGCTCCTGTTATTGTTAGAGGAGAAGAAAATAAAGGGGTTCGTTTTTGGGAATTTGGGAAACAAGTTTACCAAGAATTATTAAGTTATGCAGCTGATGAGGATTACGGTGATTTTACAGACGTAGCTCAAGGTTTAGATATGACTGTAGAAGTAGTTCAAGGTAATCCTTACCCACAAACATCTCTTAGAGTAAAACCAAAACAATCTCCATTATCAGAAGATAATACTTCGGTTGAAAAATGGTTATCTGACCAACCAGAATTGCTTAAATATTATAAGAAATGGTCTTATGATGAAATGAAAACAGCACTTCAGAATTGGTTAAACCCAGAAGATGAAGGTAATAGCATAGTAGATGGACCCGCAACAGATTTTGGTACAGATGACAAACCAGGATATACATTAAATGTAAAACAAAAGTCAAACGATTTTAACGAAAACGAATTCGAAGACATTTTCAAATAAATAATTTATGGGAAGAAAAAAAATGAGCCTTGGAGGTGATATCTCCAAGTCTGTTAAGGGGACATTCTCCCTTGATAAGTTTAAAGCCGCAAAAGGTTTAGGTAGTACAAATCATGCCTTTAAAGATCAAACTTTTATTCCATTATCCTCTGCTTGGCAAGATATGGTTTCATTACCTGGAATACCTCAAGGACATATTACATTACTTAGAGGTCATTCAGATACAGGAAAAACAACTGCATTATTAGAAGTAGCTGTTAATGCCCAAAAAATGGGAATTTTACCAGTTTTTATTATTACCGAGATGAAATGGTCTTGGGAACATGCTCAAATGATGGGTCTAGAAGTAGATATAGAAAAGGATGCGGAAGGAAAAATTACAAGTGTTGATGGTAATTTTATTTTTGCCGATAGAGGACAATTATCAACAGTAGAAGCTGTAGCAGGGTTTATGGCTGATTTAATGGATGAACAAGAAAAAGGTAATTTACCTATGGACGTAGTATTCCTTTGGGATTCAATTGGGTCTGTTCCTTGTCAAATGTCAGTAGAAAAGGCTAAAAATAACAATGAGTGGAATGCTGGTGCTATGTCAACTCAATTTGGTAATTTTATTAATCAAGAAATTTTATTATCAAGAAAACAAAGTTCACCTTACACTAATACTTTAGTTGCAATTAATAAAATATGGGTAGAAAAACCAATTGGACCTATGCAACCTCCAACTATGAAAAATAAAGGGGGTAATACTATGTTCTTTGATTCAACTCTTATTGTAACATTTGGTAACATATCAAATTCAGGAACTTTAAAAGTTAATGCTGTTAAAGATGGTAAAAAGGTAGAATGGGCTAAAAAGGTAAAAGTATCTATAGAAAAAAATCACATTTCTGGAGTAGCAACAACAGGAAGAATTATAGTTACACCTCACGGTTTTTTATCAGATAAGAAAAGTGATATTGACAAATATAAAAAACAACATCAGGATGAATGGGGTAAGATTTTAGGAGATGGTCCCTTTGAAATTAAATTAGAAGGATCAGATGCTGAAGAAACCGAAAACACCCAAAAATTCAATGAAAAAAACATATAAGGACATACTCAATAACTTGCATGAGGATTCAACTTTAGAGCCCCTACATTTAAATAGTAGGGTGCTTCTAATTGATTCCATGAATACCTTTTTAAGATCTTTTTCCATAATTAATATGGTAAATCCTCAGGGTAATCATATAGGTGGTTTAGTTGGGTTTTTAAAATCTTTAGGATATGCTATTAAATTAATCCAACCTACTAGAGTTATTTTAGTATTTGATGGTCAGGGAAACATTACTAATAGACGTAATACTTATGAAGGTTATAAAGCTAATAGGAAGATAAAAAGGGTTACTAAATTTAAAGTATTTTCATCATTAGAAGAAGAATCTTCATCAATCGCTGATCAAATGATGAGGTTACTTGATTATTTAAAAACTTTGCCTATTAATATTTCTATCATAGATAAAATTGAAGCCGATGATACTATTGCTTATTTGTCTCAAAAATTAAAAGATGATGTAATAATATATTCTGCCGATCAAGATTTCTTGCAATTAATAAATGATAAAGTTACTGTATATTCACCTATTAAGAAAAAGTTTTATAGACCTAATGATGTTTATACCCAATATGGTTTACTTCCTACTAATTTCTTAACAATGAAATGTTTAATGGGGGATAAATCAGATAACCTCCCAGGAGTAAAGGGTTTAGGACCTAAAAAGTTATTTAAACTATTTCCTGAATTAAAAGGGAAAACAGATTATACTTTACAAGAAGCCTATAAAAAAGCTAGTGATAATGTAGATGAACATCAGTTATATGGTAACATTCATTTATTTAAAAAACAATTAGAAATAAATCACCAATTAATGTCTTTAAAAGACATTGAGTTACTAGATAAAGATGAAGATGAATTAGATAATTTAATAGTTTCTAATCCTCACAACTTCAATAAATTAAAATTTATGAAAATGTACGAGGAAGATTTATTAGGAAGAGCAATTCCTAATGTAGAATTTTGGTTATCTGAAGTATTTTCGTATCTTCACAGGTATAAAATTTAAAATAAGTTATGACATTAAAAGCTTTATCACAGTACGGTCCTCATTTTCAAGTGAAGGTACTTAATTCTCTATTGAAGAATAAAAAATTTCTTCTAAATATTAGAGATGTTTTGTTACCTTCATTTTTTGAAAACAACGCACACCAATGGATCGTAAAAGAGGTATTACAATATTTTGACGAGTATAACTCATGTCCCAGTCTAGATTATTTAGGGATTGAAGTTAAAAAAATTGATAACGAAGTATTACAAACATCAGTTAAAGAACAACTTAAAGAAGTATTTAAATTAATAAATGAAGATCAAGAATACGTTGAAGATGAGTTTTCTAACTTTTGTAAAAACCAAGCATTAAAAAACGCATTACTCAAATCAGTAGATTTATTACAAAATGGAATGTTTGATGATATTAGATTTACAATCGATAATGCCTTAAAAGCAGGACAGGATAAAAATATAGGGCATGAGTATTTTAAAGATGTAGTTGGAAGATATACTGAAGAAGATAGACAAGTAATCCCAACCCCTTGGCCTAATATTAATGAATTATTAATGGGAGGTATAGGTGGAGGTGATTTTGGGCTTATATTTGGTTCTCCTGGTGGGGGTAAATCATGGACAATGGTTGCTTTAGGAGCTCATGCTATAAAATTAGGTATGAATGTTGTGCATTATACTTTAGAATTATCTGAAGGGTATGTGGGTAAAAGATATGATGCTTACTTCACAAAAATCCCAGTTAATACTGTACATTTATCGCAAGATCAAGTAGTAAAAACTATTGAAAAATTGGAAGGAAGTTTAACCATCAAGGAATATGCTCCTGGACAAGCCTCAATATCTACACTTGAAGCCCACATTCAAAAAATGACAGATTTAGGATATCCTCCAGATATGGTTATTATAGATTATGTTGATTTGTTAAAAAGTAGTAGTAATGCTCGTGATGAAAAAGAAAAATTAGATAATACTTATGTTTCTACTAAAGGTTTAGCTAAAACACTCAATGTTCCCGTATGGTCTGTATCCCAAGTTAATAGAGCTGGAGCAAATGATGATGTTATACAAGGAGATAAGGCAGCAGGATCTTATAATAAATTAATGATTACTGATTTTTGTATGTCTCTTTCTAGATTAGCACAAGATAAAGTAAATGGAACAGGTAGATTCTTTATTATGAAAAATAGATATGGTATGGATGGGATGACTTATCATGCAGATATGGATGCTTCAACAGGTCATGTAAAAATGAGTGATACTCCTAAAGATTATGATTCCATTGAACAATCTAATAATAATTCAAACCCTAATGAACCTAGTGTTAGAGATCGCAAATCAATAGCCCCATTAGCAGAAAATTTCTTTATGAACCAATAATTGAGTGCGCAATATATACCATATTTATGAACCCATCCGAAAAAGTTAATTAAAATAGAAAAAACATTTATGTCAAAAACATCTTTATTACAGGAAAGAATAGTTTATAAACCTTTCGAGTACCCCCAAGCATCAGATTATTGGTTAAAACAACAACAAGCACATTGGTTACATACAGAAGTTCCAATGATGAGTGATGTTAATGATTGGAAGCAAAACTTAACAGAATCCGAAAAAAATATTATTGGTACTATATTAAAAGGGTTTGCTCAAACAGAAACTGTAGTAAATGATTATTGGTCAACCTTAGTTACTAAATGGTTTAGAAAACCAGAAGTAATTAAAATGGCTGTTACATTTGGGGCATTTGAAACTATTCACGCTGAAGCCTATTCTTTGTTAAACGAGGAATTAGGTTTAGATAACTTTAGTGAGTTTCTAGAAGATGAAGCAACAATGGCTAAAATTGAAGCTTTAACTACTGTAAGAGATTCTCATGATGGAACTCCCAATTGGCATGAAAGAGCTAAATCATTAGCTGTATTTTCTGCATTTACAGAAGGTGTAAATTTATTTTCTTCATTTGCCGTACTACTTTCTTTTAAATTAGATAATAAACTTAAAGGAGTAGGACAAATAGTTGAGTGGAGTATCAGAGATGAATCATTACATTCAGAAGCAGGATGTTGGTTATTTAGAACATTAATGGAAGAACATCCAGAATTTAACACTCCCGAATTACAAGCTGATATTGAAGAAGCAGCTAAATTATCTTTAAAGTTAGAATTAGACTTTATTGATAAAGTATATGAAATGGGTGATTTAACAGGATGCCCAAAATATGACTTAGTATCTTTTATTAAACATAGAGTTAATACTAAAATGGGAGATTTAGGATATGGTCCTATTGTAAATGGAATTGATAAAGACGCAGTACAGAGAATGAAATGGTTTGATAGCTTATCAGCTGGAAAACAACACACCGATTTCTTTGCAAATAGAGTAACAAATTATAGTAAGGGTGTTCAAAATTGGGACGCAAATAGTTTATTTTAAAATATGGAAAACAACGCATTACAAGCAGATTATACAAGTTGGGAAGCAGGTAAAAACTATCCAGAGTGGATGGATGAAATATCTTTAGCAACTATTAGTAAAGGGTATCTACTCCCAGGAGAAGATGTTAAAAAGGCATATAGAAGAGTAGCAAATGCCTCTGCTAATAGACTTAAAAAACCAGAACTATCAAATAAATTTTTTAAATTATTTTGGAATGGTTGGTTAGGATTAGCCTCCCCAGTATTATCAAATATGGGAACTGATCGTGGTTTACCTATATCTTGTTTTGGTATAGATACACCTGATTCAATACGTGGAATCGGTTTAACTAATGCAGAACTAATGAAGTTAACGGCATCAGGTGGTGGTGTAGGTATTTCGTTATCTCGTATTAGAGAACGTGGAACAGGAATTACAGGGAATGGTAAAAGTGAAGGTGTAGTACCTTGGG